CAAATAATTGCAGCATCTTATAACTCTGACTTAGCTAATGACTTTGGTAGAGAAGTAAGAAACATAGTTGGAAGCCCTGAATTCAGCAATCTATTTAAAACATCATTATCACAAGACTCAAAAGCTGCTAATCGCTGGCACACTGATAAAGGTGGAATGTACGTAGCTGCTGGAGTTGGAACAGCTATTACAGGAAGAGGAGCGCACATACTTCTCATAGATGACCCGTTTAAAGACCGTCAAGAGGCCGACAGTGAGCTTACAAGGCAGAGAGTGTGGGATTGGTACACCTCAACAGCCTATACACGTTTAATGCCTGATGGTGCTATTGTGGTAATTCAGACACGCTGGCACGACGACGACCTATCTGGTAGGTTATTAGCAGAGCAGGAGACAGGCGGAGACAAATGGGATTTGCTGAGCCTTCCTGCTATAAATAAAGAAGGTAATCCATTGTGGGAAGAATGGTATCCTATAGATAGACTAGAACAAATTAGAGCTGTATTACCTGCTAGAGATTGGAATGCCTTGTACCAACAGAACCCTATACCTGATGACGGTGACTACTTCAAAGCTATATGGTTTGGAGAATACGAAGAGTTGCCAGAGAACCTTAGATATTACGGCGCAAGCGATTATGCTGTAACAGATCAAGGAGGAGACTTTACGGAACACGGTATAGCAGGGATAGATGGTTCAGGTAACATATACATTGCAGACTGGTGGAAAGGTCAAACAACATCTGATGTATGGATAGATAAAAAGTGCGACCTAATTATACAATATGCGCCTCATTGCTGGTTTGGTGAGTCTGGAGTTATTAGAAAAGCTGTAGAGCCATTCCTTATGCGCCGGATGCAAGAGAGAGAGGCTTATTGCAGAATAGAATGGTTGCCGTCAATAAGTGATAAACCTACTAGAGCAAGACCAATACAAGCTATGGCAAGCATGGGCAAAGTATTCTTTCCTAAGAATGCGGTTTGGAAGGCTGAGCTTATGATACAATTACTACGTTTCCCAGCGGCCAAGCATGATGACGGTGTGGATGTTATGAGCTTGTTTGGCAGAGGGATGGAGTTTATAAAGCCTCCTAAGATGAAATCTAAAGCAGAGCCAGTTAATAAACCATACTACAACCACAATCAAGGATGGATGGGGCGATAGATTAAACCACTATCTTTTTTTACCGAACTATATTAACATATGATAATATAACGAATTACCGAATTAACAACAGGAGAAAGACATGATACTTAACGCGAACAACCAAAAGATTCAAGTTGTCCTTACAGCAGCTAAAACAACCAGTGATATGAACGTGCTGGTTGACTACATTGATACCGTAGCAAACACCGAAACAAAAGATGTTCAACTTTCTAGCACTAACGGCACAACCGCAGTAGACATTTGTTTCTCACCTGCAAACGGAACGACTAGAGACATTACCGGAATCCAGATCACCAACCAAGACACAGCTTCCAAGCTAGTACAAATTAGCTATGTAGTTGGCGCAACAGCAAACAAGATATTCAGCGCAACCCTTCAAGTAGGTGACTCACTAAGCTATACAGACGCTTCAGGTTGGAGTGTTACAGATACTAACGGTAATAAGAAGTCAACCTCGACAATCTCTGGCTTGCTTTCTACTTCACCCTCAACAGGAATTGGCTACGCTACTGGTGCTGGAGCTGCCGTAACGCAGATCACCAACCGCTCAACTGGTGTAACGATTAACGCAGTATGCGGAACAATCCAAACAGACACAACTTCGCTTGCCGCTGGCGCAAGTGCAGAGTTCACAGTAACTAACAGCTCAGTAGCAATTGGAGACGTTGTAGTAGTGTCTCAACGCTCTGGCTCTACTGTTGTAGCTGGTGTTGCAGGTACTTCAATCATCGAAGTAGTAACGGTAGCTGCTGGCTCGTTCATCTTGTCGGTAAACAACAACTCCTCTACTACTGCTGAGACAGGTGCAATAATTATTAACTTCGCAGTTATTAAGGCCGTTGCAGCATAGAAATGAAAACAGGAACTATTGCACTGGGTAACGCATCCTTGCATATAGGTTACTCTCAAATCATTGCACCGAATCAGCGTGGATTGGCTAGAGAGATAACCGAGTTCTTTGTACCTGAAGAACATAGAGGTAAAGGTGATGGAAGCGAACTGTTGAAAGAAGTTTGTGAGCAAGCTGATAGTGAGAGATTGTTGCTATTGATAATCGCAGACACTGAACGGCTTGCCAACTTCTATTACCTGCATGGATTTAAAACGATACAAGAAAAACCTATCCTTATGGTAAGAAGCCCTGAGTAAACTAACATCCTAACGTACTGAGTACGCCGGAGGTCTCATGCAAGATGAAGCAGAAAAGAAAATGACCGTTGTTGAGCTTGCTAAGAAACGCTTTCAGCAAGCAGTAGACGCATATTCACAAACACGAACGCAAGGCATAGCTGATACCAAGTTTGCAATGGGTGATAGTGATAATATGTGGCAATGGCCTGAAGATATTGCTAACGGTAGGAAAGCTGATACTAAGATATGCTTAACGGTTAATCTCACAGCACAGCACTGCAATCAAATCATCAACGAGATACGAAGAGGAAGGCCAGCATGTAGAGTAATGCCTGCTGATGACGATGCAGACAAAAAGACCGCAGAGATACTTGCAGGGCTTATCCGCAACATTCAGGTATCAAGTAATGCAGATGACGCACATGACATAGCAGCCGAGCATTCTATCTATGGTGGTGAAGGGTTCTGGAGGATTATTACAGAATATGAGTCTCCATCTAGCTTCGATCAGATTATCAAGATTAAAGCTTGCCCTAACCCTAATCTAGTATACATAGACCCTTTCGCTAACGAGCCTGACAAGCTGGATGCAGAGTGGGGATTTGTATTTGAAGATATACAGAAAGCAGAGTTTGAAGAGGAACATCCTGATATTGACGCTGTAAGTTGGGATGCTGATAGTTCTGGCTGGGTATCAAAAGACACATTCAGGCGCGCCGATTATTACTATGTAGAATATAAACAAGATAAAGCCTTGCTGCTTGCTGATGGCTCCTCAATGCTTGAAAGTTCACTAGCTGATGGATTAAAGCGTGAAGATAAGGTAATAGTAAATACTATAACTCAAGAACGCTTCCAGATTGTAAAAGAACGTGTAACACAGACTAAGAAATGGAAATGGTGCAAGCTAGTAGGTGGGCATGATGAGCCTATAGACGAGGTTGACTGGCTTGGTGATTACCTGCCTATTATATCCATTGTAGGTAAAGAGCTAAATGTTAATGGTGAAATCATCCGTAAAGGTATTGTCCGTGACTTGAAAGACCCTGCTCGTATGGCTAACTATGCCTTTTCCGAGACAGTCCAGACACTAGCACTACAGAACAAAATACCTTACATGGCCGCTGCTGAAGCTATTAAGGGTTGGGAAAACGAGTGGAAGAACGCTAATAACTCAAATGACGCTTATTTACCTTGGAATGCCTATGATGAGGAAGGTAATCAATTACCTATCCCTCAACGTCAAACATCTACACAAATGCCAGCAGCGCAGATACAACTACTGCAATTATCTACTGAGCAGATGCGTGGTGCTTCCGGCCAACAGAACTCTAACTTTGGCATTAAGTCCGAGGCTGCAAGTGGTGTAGGTATCCAAAGGCTTAAAGCTCAAGGTGAGATTGCTACATTCCATTTCCCTGATAACCTAGCCAGAGGGCTTCGCAGTGAAGGTAAGGTGCTTATTAACCTAATTCAAAAGTATTACGATACAAAGCGCGTAGTAAGGATACTTGGCTTGGATGGTAAGGAAGAGAAAGCAATGCTCGACCCTTCTATGCAAGCTCCTTATGATGAACAGCAAATTAACGAAGAGGATATTCAAAAGATATTCAATCCTACACTTGGAATATATGATGTAGTGATAGACACTGGCCCTAGCTTCCAAACTCAACGTCAAGAAGGCTATGCCTCGATGATGGAACTTGCTAGTAGGAATCCGCAGCTTATGTCTATAGCTGGCGACTTGATAATGGGCAATGCTGATTACCCCGGTGCTGAAAAGATGGCTGAAAGATTCGCTAAAACGCTTCCTCCAGAGTTAAGGGATGAAAAGCAAGGCGGCGGTGCTGAACAACGACTAATGCAGATCACTCAAGAGCATCAACAAATGGGCCAGCAGATGGATATGATGTCTCAAGAACTACAAGACGCTCAACAGAAGCTACAGCAGGCCGAAAGTGGCATGGAAAAGACTCAGATGGAGCTAGAAGTTAAAATGCGTACCGCTGAACTAGACGCAGCTATGCAAGAGAAGAAAATGCTGCAAGATGCGGAGCTAAAACAGCGTCAAATGATAATGGATGCAACCTTGAAGCGTGAGCAAATGGCTATGGATGCACAACTCGCCAGAGAGAAAGCTGATAACGAAGCACAAATAGCAGTATACAAAGCAGACAATTCAGCCCAAAATGCCCACCAATTAGCTCATAACAGCGCAGGAAGCGATTTGGCAGGCAAAGCGATGCTATCCCATCAAGACACTTGTGCAAAGGTCAAAATGAACGAGGATAACAACGATACAAAAAGAGATATTGCAGAATTAGACGCAATGGTTAAGCTTGAGATAGCAGACAAGCAGAATGCAAAGCTAACCGAGGACGTTAATCTTGATCTTGACGAAGATATTTAAGTATATTATTATCGGAGCTTAAGATGAAACCTGGAATCTAAATCTTTAAGGATGATAAGGAAGAGTGATTTACTTAATCCATCCAAGTTTAACCCATAGATATTCCTGTAATTCTGGATGTAGTGTTGCTGCTATACATCTTGGTATGCAATGGCATCTATATCCTTTTGATATATCTTTTATAGTTGGATTAAAGTAATCGCATTCCGAGCAAATATCACGAACTGATAGAGTATGAATTATATCTTTAAACCTTCCACTTTCAAGCTCACATAGAAACAGTTTTAAGTCTTTCATTGTTTATCACCATATTCAGGCAATCCCATTGCCACAGCAGAAGCCGCTAGAGCTAAGTATTTAGGTATTGGTGCTAACCCATTCTCATAGTTGTAAATAGCCCTTGGTGAGCATCCTAGAGCCTCTGCACACTGTCTTTGATTGAAGTGGAACCGCTTACGGAATGTTGCTAGGTCATTTGTTGTCATTGATACCATCCTAAGTAATCATCTGATTGTAGCAAAACTGCCTAAATATAGCAAGTTACACTGTAAATATGCTAACTACATGATTATATTACAAAACACTTGACATATTAGTAAACGATGATAAACTAATGCACGTAACAGCTAATAGTGGCTTTCACTATGTCCTAACGCATAATTGCGCCGGAGGTTTTAAAAAATGAACGACCAAGCAGAAGCAGTTGAAGTCGAAGTAGTACCAGTAGAAACAGAAGTAGTAGAGGCATCTGCACCTGAACTTGCAGAGACATCCGATTCGGTAATTGAGGCTGAAGCTGATGAGAAAGAAACTCAAGTCGTAGAAAAAACATATTCCCAGAAGGAATTTGATGATGCAACTACGAAAGCCAGAAAGAAAGCAGAATCAGTCGCAGAAAGAAGGGCACTAAAGGCTTACGCTGGAAAACTAGAGGCGATGCAACAAAAGCCTGTAGGTCAAGAAACACAAGCAAAAGTTAATGATGGAATGCCTGACATTGCCACTTACGGCGAAGATGTCAACAAATACGTTAAAGACATGGTGCAGTGGGAACTTGGTAAAGAGCGTGAAGAAATGACTCGTCAAGAAAGAGCGTATGAGGACAAAGTAAGAAACGCAAAGGCTAATGAATTGTATGGAGAGGCTGAGAAGCTTCCGGGATTTGATGCAGATATATTTGAATCTATCCTTACCCCTGCAATAGCTAATGCGATTTTGAACGGCGGAGACATTGCTCCTAAATTGATGGCTTATTTATCTGAAAACCCTAAAGACGCGGAACGTATCGCTAATTTAGTTCCGGCACGACAAGCGGCTGAAATCGGTAAGCTGGAAGTGAAACTTTCAGAAGCCAAAACAGTAACAGCATCAAAAGCTCCTGCACCAATGAAGCCTGTTGGAAGCAAGGGTGGGCAAGTTCATAAACCAGTAGCAGAAATGACACTGGCTGAACTTAGGAAATTTGAAGAAACGCGCGGATCGAAGTTTATCTGAGCATTTTAAAACTTATACGTCGTGAGACGCTAGGAGAAAAACATGAGTAACACATTAGCTACGACCACTTTGGTCAGCAACAAAGCACTAATGGTATTG